TCAGGCAGTTAAAAAAAGAGGTGTACGTCATATACTTGGTGTACTCCCATGCCGGTGTATCTTGGTATAAGAAATTGTTTCTATTATTAATCATCGCCTATGCACTGAGCCCAATAGATCTGATCCCCGATTTTATACCTGTTTTTGGATTGTTGGATGATCTGGTTTTGATCCCGTTAGGGGTTATGTTGGCCATGAAAATGATACCCTCGAATATATGGGATGGGTGTCGGCTAAAAGCGGATGAGTTTATTGATATAGATAAAAGATACGGACTGTATGGGGCGGGTATAATAATAGTATTTTGGCTCATCTTAGCAGCCTGGGCATATAGAAACCTTTTAGGAATTTTCATAAAATGACAGACCTCAGGTAAGAAGTGCAAAGATAAGTATTAACGAGATATAAAGGAACTAAGTCTGTAACAATTATAAATTCGTTTTAAGGACGATTTTCTGGTCGTCTATTTTTTATGCCTATTTTCGGAGGTAAGACCTATGTTCAACCCATTGAAGGGACTGTTCCGTCCAAGAGATAAACCGCAAAACCGCATAGGCGGCGCATTCTCATTCCTTTTCGGAGGCACGAGCAGCGGCAAGATCGTCAATGAACGCACGGCAATGCAGACCACCGCTGTGTATTCCTGCGTAAGAATACTTGCCGAAGCTATAGCAAGCCTTCCGCTTCATGTTTTCCGATATCGGACAGACGGCGGAAAAGAAAAAGCGCCGCTTCATCCTTTATATAGCCTTCTTCATAATGAGCCTAATCCTGAGATGACTTCGTTTGTTTTGAGAGAAACGCTTATGAGCCATCTTCTGCTGTGGGGGAACGCCTACGCACAAATAGTGCGAAACGGCAGAGGTCAGGTTTTAGCGCTTTATCCGTTGCTTCCCAACAAAATGCAAGTCAGCCGCGCTCAAAACGGAGAATTAGTATACACATATTACCGAAACGCTGACGAAAGCGGCGTCAAGCCAAAAGACGGATATGTTGATTTGCGCCGTGACGAGGTCCTTCACATACCAGGTCTCGGCTTTGACGGACTTATCGGCTACAGCCCTATTGCGATGGCAAAAAACGCAATAGGCATGGCTATTGCCACAGAAGAGTACGGAGCTGCGTTTTTTGCAAACGGAGCTAATCCCGGCGGAGTTTTGGAGCACCCCGGAGTCATAAAAGACATACAGCGCGTGAAGGACAGCTGGAACAGCGCATATCAGGGAAGCGGCAACGCGCATCGCGTAGCGGTGCTTGAAGAAGGCATGAAATTTCAAGCCATAGGCATACCCCCTGAGCAGGCTCAGTTTTTAGAAACAAGAAAATTTCAGATAAACGAGATCGCTCGCATTTTCAGGATACCTCCGCACATCATTGGCGATCTTGAGAAATCAAGCTTCTCAAACATAGAGCAGCAGTCGCTTGAATTTGTGAAATACACGCTCGATCCTTGGGTGGTGAGATGGGAGCAGTCGCTTAATCGATCGCTTCTTTTGCCTTCGGAAAAGCCTTCGATGTTTGTCAAATTCAATTTGGACGGCTTTCTTCGCGGATCGTACAAAGAAAGGATGGACGGCTACTCAATCGGCATTCAAAACGGTTTTTTCTCTCCGAACGATGTGCGCCGCCTTGAGGACCTGAACCTGATTCCTGACGAGGAAGGCGGGAATGTCTATGTTTTAAACGGCAATATGGTCAAGCTTAAAGACGTTGGCGCGGCATACCAACCAATCGGGAAGGAGGAATAAAGGCAAATGAAAAAATTCTGGAACTGGATACGGAATTCGGATGATGAGCGAACTCTTCATCTTAACGGCGTAATATCCGAGGAAACCTGGTGGGGCGATGAAGTAACGCCGAGGGCGTTCAGAGACGAGCTTTTAGCGAGAAGTGGCAACATCACGGTATGGATTAACTCACCGGGTGGAGATGTGTTTGCGGCAGCGCAGATATACAACATGCTTAAAGACTATGCCGGAAAAGTGACGGTAAAAATCGACGGGCTTGCCGCAAGCGCGGCTTCTGTAATCGCAATGGCGGGAAGCGAAGTATATATGTCGCCCGTATCGATGTTAATGATCCATAATCCTTCGACCATCGCCATCGGCGACAGCGAGGAGATGCTTCGGGCAAAAGCGCTTCTCGATGAAGTCAAGGAAAGCATTATCAACGCTTACGAGCTAAAGACAGGACTGTCGAGAGTAAAGCTTTCACACCTTATGGACGCCGAAACTTGGATGAACGCTAAAAAGGCGGTTGAGCTGGGCTTTGCGGACAAGATCATGTTTTATGGAAATGATCCTCCCCTAGCCGAAGACGGGCTTATGTTCAGCAGGATGGCGGTAACGAACTCGCTTCTTGGCAAAATGCCAAAGAAGCGAAACGAGAAAACAGGCATTCCGATAGAGTCGCTATACGAGCGGCTCTTTTTAATTTCCCATTAAATTTTCAAAGGAGGACACACAATGAGCAGGATTTTAGAACTGCGCGAAAAGCGCGCGAAGGCATGGGACGCCGCCAAGGCGTTTTTAGACAGCAAACGTAGCGGCAACGGGCTTTTATCCCCGGAGGATTCAACAGTCTACGAGAAAATGGAATCGGATGTAATAGCGCTGGGCAAAGAAATTGACCGTTTGGAAAGACAGTCCGCGATAGACGCGGAACTCACAAAGTCCGTAAGTATACCTATCACAAACTCCCCTGCAAGCCTGCATGGCGAAGAAAAGAGCGGAAAGCTAAGCTCTGAGTACAGACAAGCATTCTTTAGCGCGATGCGCGGCAAAAGCAACGCGGCGGTGCAAAACGCCTTAAAGACAGGCGCTGACACAGAAGGCGGATTCCTTGTGCCGGACACGTTTGAGAGGACATTGGTTGAAGCCTTAAAGGAAACGAACATCTTCCGCAGGCTTGCCAATGTAGTCACCACATCAAGCGGAGATCGCAAAATACCTGTTGTGGCGTCAAAGGGTACCGCATCATGGGTGGATGAGGAAGGCGTAATACCTGAAAGCGACGACAGCTTCGGGCAGGTTTCAATAGGCGCTTACAAGCTTGCCACAATGATCAAGATATCCGAGGAGCTTTTAAACGACTCGGTATTCGATCTTGAAAGCTACATCACAAAGGAATTTGCCCGCAGGATAGGCAGCAAGGAAGAGGAAGCCTTCATCACAGGCGACGGATCGGGAAAGCCGCTTGGTATACTTGCGGCGACAGGCGGCGGGCAGGTTGGCTTAACCACTGCCGGGGCAACCGCCATAACGCTGGATGAGATACTTGACCTTTTCTACAGCTTAAGAGCGCCTTACCGCAATAAGGCTGTATTTGTCATGAACGACTCCACAATCAAATCAATCCGCAAGCTAAAAGACAGCACGGGACAGTACCTCTGGCAGCCGTCTATCAAAGAAGCCACGCCTGACACAATCCTTAACCGTCCGCTGTACACATCGGCATATATGCCCGTTATAGAAGCCGGGGCTAAGACCGTTGTGTTCGGGGATTTCGGCTACTACTGGGTTGCCGATCGCCAGGGGCGTGTGTTCAAGCGTTTAAGCGAGCTTTTCGCTCCCACGGGACAGGTGGGCTTTATCGCTACGCAGCGAGTGGACGGCAAGCTCATTTTGCCGGAAGCGGTCAAAGTGCTTCAGCAGAAAGCTTAAAAGGATCGGAGGTGATGCGGCGTGAGTGTGATTGATACTCTGCTGCCTAAGGTTAAGGCAAACCTAATCCTTGAACACAGCGCGGATGACGAACTTCTCCTTTCATTCATCCGCGCGGCTTTGTCTTATGCTGAAAGCTATCAGCACGTCGCCGAAGGATTCTACTCGGAAAACGCCATGCCGCCCACCACCGAACTGGCAGTGATAATGCTCTCAAGCCACTTTTTTGAAAGCAGGGATGGCTCGACAGGCGGCTTTTTCGCTGACAATGTTCAAGCTGGCCAGCAGGTCTGGAATACAGTCAACCTGCTTTTGAGGCTTGACAGGAGGTGGGGTATGTGAGTTTTGGAAAGATGAAATCCTTCATCGATATCATATCGGTTCTTCATTCCAAAGATGACGAAGGGTTTGCCACAAAAAAAGATAACATTTTGGCGAGTGTGCGGGCATACAAGGAGGAAAGGCACGGAAGCGAAAACTGGGCAAACAGGGCGGTGTTCTCAAAAGCATCCGCCTTGTTTCGTTTTCGCAAGATACCGGGCATTGTCATCACGACTTCGCATGTTATCGCTTGCGAGGACGGAAGGTACAACATAGCGAGCGTTGAGGACGTTAAAGGACGCGGCATGTATATCGAAGCGCTCGCGGCAAAGGAGGCGGTTAGCAGTGGCTAAGGCGGAAGTCAAAATGCCCGAACAATTTCTTTTAAGGATTTCAAAGCTTAAGGACAAGACAGACGAGATCATCCCTCAAGTATTAAAGACAGGCGGCAAAATTGTATTTAAGAGAATTGAAGGAAACTTGCGTTCAGTAATCGGGCGTGACACCAAATATACTTCAAGATCAACAGGCGAGCTTCTCTCGGCGCTCGGAATAAGCCCTGTTAAAATCGACAGGGACGGAGCGCATAATCTAAAAATAGGTTTCTCCGAACCGCGTTCTGACGGCGAAAGCAACGCCAAAATCGCAAACATCATCGAATACGGCAAATCAGGACAGCCCGCGAGACCTTTTCTTAAACCTGCGATATCCGCGACGAAAAAGAAATGCATTGACGCAATGACAGCCAAGCTTGACGAGGAGTTGGGCAAGTTATGAGCATTTTAGCCGAGTTGTCAAACATATTTACGGAGCTTCAAATCCCCGTTGAGACAGGAGTTTTTACGGGAAAAGCGCCGGATGCTTACGTGGTATTGACACCGCTTTCCGATTCTTTTGAAGTTTATGCGGACAATTATCCGGAGTATGAGGTTCAGGAGGTTCGGATATCCCTCTTTTCCAAGAACAACTACATCCAGTGGAAAAACCGAATTGCGGCGGCTTTGTTGAACGCAGAGTTTGCCATAACCGGTCGCCGCTATATCGCCTACGAGCACGACACGGGATTTCATCATTATGCCATCGATGCGGCAAAAGAATATCAGATTTAGGAGGATTAAAAAATGGCCACCATAGGACTTGACCGGCTTTACTACGCACCTATAACGGAAGGCGCAAACGGCGACGAAACGTACGCAACGCCTGTTATGCTGGCGAAAGCCATTTCAGCCGAGCTGTCTGTCGAGCTTTCCGAAGCCACGCTTTATGCCGACGACGGAGCGGCTGAGATAATTAAAGAATTTCAAAGCGGTACGATTTCACTCGGTGTTGACAATATCGGGCGATTGGCGGCAGCGGCGCTCACAGGCTCAACTGTTGACAATAACGGGGTTTTAATCTCGGCGAGCGAGGACGGCGGAGCGCCTGTGGCGATAGGTTTTCGTGCAAGAAAGCCCAACGGCTCATACCGTTACTTCTGGCTCTACAGGGTGAAATTCGGCGTTCCAAGCACCAACCTTGCGACCAAAGGCGATTCGATAACATTCTCAACGCCAACCATCGAAGGCGCTGTGATGCGCAGAAACAAGCTTGACGGAAACGGAAATCACCCTTGGAAGGCTGAAGTTAACGCGGACGACGAAGGAGTTCCGCTTTCCGTTATAACGGGCTGGTACACACAGGTGTATGAGCCTGTCTTTACGCCGTAAGGAGTGATTGAGATGGATAACGAAAGAAGCGCCTTTATTAACATCGGAGATACGGAATTTGAATTGCTGCTGACCACCCGCGCCACTAAAGAGATCGCCCGGCGTTACGGAGGTTTGGAAAACTTAGGCGAGAAGCTAATGAGGACTGAGAATTTTGAGTCTGCGATCGAGGAGATTGTATGGCTCATAACGCTGCTCGCCAACCAGTCGATATCGGTTTACAATCTGCACAACAAAGAGTGTCCTAAAAAGCTTCTGAGTGTTGAGGAAGTAGAGCTTCTAACCTCGCCGCTTGAACTTGCCGACTGCAAAGCCGCCATAACCGAGGCGATGTTTAGAGGCACAAAACGCAATGTGGAAAGCGAAGAACAGGCTGAAGCAAAAAACACGCAAGCCGGGTAAGCGATGAGGAATTGTTCACCCGGCTTTACTATTGCGCTACAGTGCAGATGTGTATGAAAGCTGAGGATTTTTGGACTATGCCATTGGGGCTTTTCCTTGATTTATGGGCGTGTCACAAGCAGTTTTTGGGCCTCGAGAAGCCGAAAAGAGAACTGTTCATAGACGATGTGATTCCCTCTGGGGTATAGGTAATAAAAGCAGGGAATCCAGCCTTTGTTATTCCATTTGCAGAAAATCTGCCGCCGTAACAATTCTGGGGTTTGTGATGCCTGATTCAAGAAAATCCTTGTCGCCGGTTACAAGTACATCGACTTTTGCCGTTACGGCGGCTCGGAGAATTGGCCTGTCGGATATGTCACGGATAAGCACTTCATCTGACACGTCAACAGCAGGAGTCGGAACAACCTCAAGGACGGTGAGCGCAAGCGCCAAAAAGCGTTCAAGAGCCTG